CCAGAGGAAGTTAATACGACCGCCATAATTCTCCTTTAGTTTATAGATCAAGTACCACTGTATGAACACAAAATAATGTCCACATATTGAACGGCAAAGTTTATACTGGTGTTAAAACTACCGTTCGCACTTCTACTGTGGGGGTGACTATGCCCTCCACTATTTCCATAACCACCAGTATTACTATTTCCTTGGCGAATAGTTATATTGCCGAAAAAAGGAGATGGTGATGCCATAGTTGTTCCGCCACCATTATTAATAGGGTGAGTGTGGGATGCCATAGTATTGGTACTCATGCTATGGTTGCCAGTACTTTGGGAGTTGATAGAACAATTAAAGTTGGCACCAAGGTTTCTGCTTGCAAAGCATCCAGTGAAACTTTGGTTTCCACCAGTGCCACCACCAGTTCCAGATACAACTCTAAAGCATTTATTATTTTGGGATGTTACTTGTGACCACTCACTGGGAGCACTGGATAGGAAGAACAATGATACAGTTCCAGTGGGAAAATGATAGTTTCCGGTAGAAATATTATTACCAGAAAACTGTAGTTGTGTATTAGTAATAGTTGCCATTATTTTTTTTCCTCAACTAAATGTGCAATAGATGACATTAATATATTGCACTCGCATATCGAGTCCAGAAGACCATCCTGCACTTGCAGAAACGCTCGCTGGGTGACTATGTCCTCCACTGTTTCCTGCACCACCGCTGTTGCTGTTACCAGAATTGATTGCACTTATGTTGTTTGCAAATGGACTTGGAGATGCGGCAGTTGTATCTCCAGCCTCTGTTGGATGAGAGTGTGAAGGCAATTGTGCGGTAGTGAGTGTGTGATTATTAACACCAGCACTAAATGGAACGTTAAAGTTTGCACTGTACGTTCTATTAGTGAATGTTCCAGTGAAACTGTTAGATCCACCGGTTCCAGCACCAGTTCCACTGACAACTCTCATTGCCTTATTATCGTTGGATGTAACTTGAGACCATCCAGAAGGAGCAGAACTCTGATAAAAATATAATGGTGTATCTGATTGGGGTATCACGTCATATTTACTACTAATAGTAGTACTATCACTGAACGTTACCCCACTGGATGTTAAAACCGCCATGAATATACGTACATTTTATAATCTGTTAAAGTTATTTATAACTGAGGAAATTTTCTTATAAGTGTTTTTGGGTATGAAATATTGTTCCCAAATAATCCTGTTTTGTTTTTGTATAGCAATCAGTTCATCTCCTGTATGCGAATCGTGAAATTCTTTCACAACTTCTGCAATATCATCAAAGTTTTTGGGTTTGATTCTAATACAGTTTGTATCATATGGGATTTCATTTTCAAATGGTAATATACAATCTGTATCAATCAGAATAGGTATTCTGCCCATCATCAAAGATTCACCAAAACGGAATGAATAATTCCCACCTCCACGAACACACAAAGAATATAAGTTATCACTTATATTTTTGAAAAATTGTATTCTATCTTCTTTATTTCGTGCTCCCCAACCACCCCTCAAATTAAAATTGCATTCATTAGGAGCAGTTTCAAGTAAAATATTCACTATGTCTCTCCGTATTCCATCATATTTGCCAGAACCAGAATAAACTCCTTTATCCGAAGTGTAAATGCACCCAGTAAATGAAATTGATAGTTTCGTTTTATATGTTTTGGGTTGTCCAACATCAATATTGACTGTTGGACATCCATATACATTTGATTTGGATTCGGATATAAACCCACTAGTCCGGAATATTAAACCACATTTTTCAGAAATGTTTACCACTCCATTATTGTCTGTTCCAATGAAATATACAATTTTCTTTCCTAATTTTATTGCATGAGATATTTCACTCTTCCATTTTTCAAAATGTATTCCCGGATTATCATGGATACCACAAAATGGAACAACATATACGTCTGCTTCTTCCATAGAATTACAAAATTCATCCCCAACTTCATATATTGATTTAAATGCAATACGTGTTTCTGCATTTGCTACAGACATTAGTTTATCTTTGTACTCTTTGGGCAATAGAGAAAGGTAAAATGATGCATGTGGTAATCCATACATCCCATGATCTCGCAACAAATGTATTGCATTAAATTCCTCAAGGTTGGTATAATATTTCATCTATATACAATATTGTAATAATTTTGTAACTATGCATGATTTAAGAGGTGGATCAACACCAGAGTCAAATTCTCCCAGAGATGCTTCTGAGAAAGCATATAAGGCGTGCTTTGGTATATATCCTACTGACGATTACTCTTGGAAAGTATTCAAATTGGGATATGTTGCAGCATCTAAAGGAGATGCTGTGATGAGTGTCGCACCATCCCCTGGAAGAGTATTGAGTCAGAAGTTCCCAGATACTGACATTCCTGGAATTCTACGCGATATTGCGTTAGAATTGGAGAAATAAATACATTTGTAAGGAGATTGTTACATATGCTCTCTACCAAGTATAGATTAAGATTAGAAGGTATTTGTAGAAAAATTGCAAATAATGAGGAAGTGGGACTGCCCGACATGATTTGGGCAGAGAAGTTGGCAAAGAGTCATACTACTGCTCGCGATTGGTTACAACAAGCAAGAAGACAATCTTCTCAAGAAATTGAAGAAGGTAGCACAGACGATTTTCTGAATAGGATGGGATTAGGTGATCCCGACCCATCCAATCATAAAACGGGATTTACTGATGCTGACGATATTAAGAGTTGGTTTCACCAGGATAAACCTGATGATTGGAGGCAGCGTGACTGAGAAAATTATAAGAGAAAAAAAACTCTATCATTTACAAGGAGGAAAAATGACAGCAGTAATTTACTCTAACGGAAGTCAAGAATGTGAAAGGATGGCATTACTTTTGAAGTCACTTGGTGGTGAATTTCTTGAATATAAACTAGGATACCATTTCACACAAAGGGGATTTGAGGCAGAATTTGGTGAAAATGCCGAATATCCACAAATTAATATTGGGTTTAGGCATATTGGCAATATGAAAGAAACTTTACAACATTTGAAGGCAGAAGGCGCTTTTGTATGATGGATTATGACGATTTTGTTAGTCGTGATTTGGAATATTATATGGATATGGTTCGCCTTATTGACATTAAAGAAAAATATAGTATGAAGTTTACAGATGAAGAGAAGAAAATAAATAAATTCATGTTACAAGTTCAAGAAAATAATAAGATAAATGCCTTACGGAATAAATTTGAAAAAATTTGGGACTCGGATGAATGAATCCTATTATCTTAATTGGTTGTTTTACACCACTGGTTTTAATCTTTATTGTGATGAAACTTGCGGTATGGGTATCTGCAGTTAACACAGAAAACTCTTATGTCAGAAAAGAACCTCTACGAAAACGAGGACCCTTCGTGGCAGATGCATATGCAGACGTTGACGAAAAGGAAGAAGAATATGGAAATCGCACGGATTATCGATGATGCTCTCTATCAATACTATGTTGTGGAGCAAGGAAAACCTGTTCCTAATTGGAGATATGTGAAGGATGCTGATTGGTGGATAGAATATTTAAATAGTTTAGGACTTGACCCACGGAATAGATAGTGATATAATACCAATTACATGAACCCTTATTATGGACTATAAACCATATTCGCCTGAGTGGCATCGTAAAAGATATCTGAAAGATGCGTTGGACAAGTATTTTGATGATTACGTTGAAAATGAAGTCATTCATGGTGACCTGATGGACATTCTATCCGATAGAATGTCTGTTGCTGTAAATGAGGTGAATAAGGTATTGGATCTTAAGGGTAAATTTAAAGATTCTTGACTTTAGATTCTCTCTAAGTCTAATGTAACACAATGAAAGCACCCACTAAGTGTTCTTGCTTGTCTCATTGGTAGCATCGCACACTCAATACCATAAGATTCCAACACCTTGCGAGTAGGATGTTGATGTTCTTCTAATGCTACCAAGTCAGGAGACACACTGAAGAGGTTCATATTACACCAAGGGGAGCAATTATTGTACCCTGGGTAATGCCCAATGTCTACTGCATCTGGGCACCAGATGATATCCCAGTCTGAAAATGGTCCTGGTAAATCATTTTTGCTTTTGATTCGTGATGGATTTGCTAGTAGTAATCCTTCTCTCAAGAATGCCACAGTAGTGTCAATGTGCATATAACTATAGACATCTTTCAATAGATGCACTTTCTTATTCAATAGTGGTTCCACAACCTCCTTGGCACCTCTTACATTACCACTATTTGATACAAGATATAAGATATCATCATTTGCCTTCAGAATATTTGCAGCATCAAATGCAGGAGAGTGTTCTGTTAGAGCAAGAATGTTCTTTTCGCAAATACAATCGTCATCATACAATTCATCGTCATAGGAGCACTCAACTCTCTTCAAATCATCAAAGTGATGTGCAATTGTTTTCCAGTCATCTTTTCTTGCATGTAATGGCATTGGTGCAGTAAATGCAACGTCACCATGAGATACTACAACATCCCTAGGACAGAAACTATAATAATCGGTTGGTTCGATTGAAGGTCTGAGGACTTCTACACCTTCCGCAACTAAGAACTGTACAAAAATCTCAAGATCTTCATTTGCCTCTTCAATTACCTGCAGAGGATATAATCCAGATGGAACATTGGATATATCACCTTTGTCTGCAAAGTTGATATGACGATAACTCCTATCCATTAATGGCATACAAGCATAGTCTGCTCTACCAACAATTACCTTTTTAAGTTTATCCCATTCATTCGTACTTTTCATTTGAATACTGACATTGATGGCAAATAAGGATAATTACTTTGGTCCCATCTTTTTGGGATAGTGTCCTTACATTGTTTTAATTTACTGAGACCAAGTTGAGCAGTTTCTGGTGTCATATAGTAATGATATCCAACTGTGGATATGTCCTGAGTACTCCAAGGTGAATCATCAGATCTGCCATCATATACCATTTTACTCAAAGCATTATATGCTCTTTTGTCATCTAAGAGTATGATTCCACCTCTACCCAAATTTAAATGTTTTTTGAATTGAAAACTTACGCACATGTAAGTTTTTGGAATATATGAATCTCTTTTCCAAAGAACTGCTGCATCAATAATATTAGTGTTTCCAATATAATAATAGTCTTTCCAATCTTCATCTTTCCATTCCCATTCCAACCCAAGTTTTATTGCAGTAAATGGAACAGATATGTAAGTTCTTGTGGGAACAGTAATCCTAGTATATCCTTCGCATCTTAAACACAATTCTAATGCATGAGTACAAGAATCTGTTGCTATTGCATATGGACTACCAAAGAAGTCTGATATTTCACGTTCGAACTTCCTCACCACATGGAACATAATGTAACTGATATAACTATAGTATATAACAAGAGTAAGGATGCACGATTTCCTGGATAATTTAGCGAACGATCAATATCGTAAGATGCATCAAGAGAAGAAAGATGATAATATTGAATGGGACATCGAAGAACTAAAAAGAGCAATTATTGAATCGGCAGAAATATATGACGACATCTTTGGCGGATGAATTTATTGAAATGGTCTGTCACCATTGGCAGAACTTACACCAAGCAAGATTTAGTCCAAATGAATTTGCACATATCCATGTAGAGTGGTTCACTCACAGAAAATGGTTGTATTCAAAGCAATGGTATCATTGTAATGGTACAGTGTACAGAGAACGAGCATATGATGTGGAAGATCGTGGTAATCTCTTAATCTTGAGTAGTGAGAACTATCCAAAGTTCTGCATTTCCAAAACTAATTATGGATTCTATGGGAAGACTGCAGATGGGGTCAAACTTCATGATGGTACCGAAATAGAATCGAAGTTATTCTTAAGTAACGTTAAGATGGAGGTTATAGATATAGGTAGACTCAACGGTAAACTGTTGTGGGGTGAAGTCCCTGGTCCCTTTATCTTTCATAAAAGTAATGGCATTTTTAGTACATAATCTACCACCATATTTTGTATATGTAAGGAAGGAATTTCTATATGACCATCAGAAGGGTCATGGTGAATTAACAGAAGGAACTTGGATTTCAGTTAGAAGTGTACAACACAAGGCATTATATTTTGAGACTCTTCTTCCAGAGTATGGTGCATTGTTCGATAAACTACCACTCAGTGCGTTCGTATGGAAGAAAGATGCCAACCCAGATGAGTTTCTCCCCCTAGACACCCTACAGTTATGGGATTGCTTTGACTATACTCTAACGGTAATTGAGAAACCACTCCTGAATCGATGTGAGTTCTTCGGAAAGGACCGCAAAATGCACGCAGGTCAGTATTGTTTCACAATCGACATGTGCCATGCAGAATCGTCTACACTGAACACAAACTACAGTGAGGATGATCCAGAGCACAAAACATTCAATGTGATTAAACTAGACAATGGTCAGTTTGCGGCACAACCAAACAATCGTGTTATCTGGAAAGACATGAGTCTTATTCCAGAAGACACCAAAATGCCCGATTTCAAGGTATGCACACAAAACTACCAGGTTGAGAACACAACCAAATGGTCTGTGGGTCATACTGATGAGTGGAATTACAGATCACACAACGAAACCAATGACGACGGAACGGGAACTGAAGAACACTTCAGCGAGTACAAATCTCAAGATCACTGATACGAAGACGCTCAGTAGGTATCCAATCCCACACCTTATAGGACTGGGGGTGGTGATCCTATCGGACTTTATGCTAATATATGCAGGATACGTTCATGGTCATATGAGCGTTGCTGCTGTTTGGAAGACTCTTCACCAATGAAACTGTCACCTCAGGAACTTAAGTATTTGAAAGTTGTGTTGGAGAGGACGACTTCCTACACCATTGCCCGTGGGGAACAGATTGACTATCCTGGTCTGAGTCATAAAAAACTTCAAAACAAGGTAGAAAATGCTATTGCGAGGATGTACACATGAACAAGGGCGACTTGGTACAATACCTTGGATGCTCTATTGAGCAGGTACGATGGGGGAACAATGACGACCCCAGATCATATTTGATTGTGGGTAGAACCTACCAAATCGAGGAGGTGACTGTTCGCTCACAACATACAAAGGTTAAACTTTGTAATACAATGGGAATGTTTAACTCCGTATGTTTCCATGTGATACAGAGTGGAGTAAATAGTTCACAGTTAAATTGGGAGTTTAACATGGATCCATCAGACATTGATCTAACAAGCACAGCAAAGTCTTTTGCATATGAGAAGATCGCAAGAGACATTGACAAGTGTAAAGATATTGTAGAATTACGGAATATCAGCAAATGCTATGCTAAACTGTATTTCAAACAACAAGAAACAATGACTATCATTGGACTAGCATGACTCCAAAATTAAATGATCCAACTTACTTCACGAACACCAGTGATGAGTCATATGATCGCCATAATTACCGTGTCCGTCTTACTAATGGTAAAGGCATTGTCCTAGATGATTATGAGCAGGTTAGGGGTCTATGGTTTCAGTATGAGAAACAATTTTTAGATACTGTTGAAGTTCTAGATAAAAAAGCAACATCAAGTGGAGGTTTCAAATGAACAAAAAATTAATGATTAAGTTGGTTGAAGAAAAACTTGACGAACTTATGAATGAAGTTGATGACCTGATGTCACTACAAGCAGAACTTAAGACACAAGAAAAGGAACTTAATGCTCTGATATCTTTTTCAGATGAATCAGTTTCTCAGGATTACTCATTTAACCTGGAAGATACTCTGGAATCTGTCAATGAAGACGTACACTCAAAGTACTATTATGACATTGGTCGCAATCGAACTTATG